GTACCCAAACATTGTTTGCACCTGGAATAACTGGGTTCCAAGTAATTACCCCTGCTTCATTAGAAGTGAGAGTTAATTGATTAGGACTCACATCTATATTCGCACTACCTGTTATTGTAACACTGCTAGCCTTTAAAGTCAAAGGCATTCCACTTATGCTAATATTTCCTGCTCCACTAGCTGTAACTAGAGCAGAATTTAAAGTTAAAGGAGAAGCAGTAATATTGACATTAGCATCAGCTGTAAGTGTAACTGCACCAGATCCTAGAGTTAACGGATCAGAAGCTATAATTACATTAGCTGCTTCACCTGTAGCTGTAGAAGCTCCTACCGATAAAGTTAATGCATTAGCACTAACATTAATATTAACATTGCCGACTAATGTTGTAGTGGCAAATGGTAATGCTGATATTGCGTCAAATCCTAAACTCATAAATAATCCTTAAAAGGAGACAGGGGGTATGTGGTGGTGCCCTGCCTCCATCTAAAGATTATATCATCGTTTAAACCAAGAAGGAAGACCTAAATGTGGACGCTTGTCAAACATATTATCCTTCGCTCCTGGTGTTTTACGGTTGTTATAATGAAGAAATACTTGAACGCATTCCTTACCTCTAAATTTATTTCGCCAATGCTCTAGCTCACAGCCAGAATAGACTAGCATATCTCCTTGTTTAAGATCTACCTTAATTCCTTTTTTACCTACTTCTCCAGATGGCTCTAGATATATTGGCCAATCATCACCGGCAAGATTCATAGTCGTTGATATTTCACAACTAAATCTATCTTTGTGTCTTTTAAGTTCATCACCTTTTTTATATATTCTTGCATATGTATAAGCTGGATATAATTTAAGTCCTGTTACTTCTTCCATTTTAGGTTGGCATTTAAGTAACAAAGTTTCCATAGCTATATTTGCGTACTGACTATAAGTTTCTGGTATTTGTTCGTTTTTACCTTCGTAGTGACCTATAATATTTTCAAAGGGTGATATATATCTTGTAGCTCTACAAGTATCATAAACTTGTTTTTGCATCATAAAATAGTTTGCAACAAAACTAGCTAGGTCTTTTGATATTGCTTGACGAATAACTGTATATTTTTTATTTTTAAACATCTTTAGCCATTTCTTTTGGCACTGCTTGTATGTTCCAATGTATAAATCTAAAAGGCTCTATACCAAAGTCTACACTAAACTCGTGTTCTAAAAATCCTGGAAATATAATTAATGTACCTGGTGTAGGTTTAAAGTTTATAAGTTCTTCACCAGGCCATACACCTTTTCGATCTGGTTTCATTTTTAATTTTGTAGCTCTTGCTCCTGTTCGAGGTTCGTGAAATACTGGCATAGATGTTTTGTCACTACACTTTAAAAAGTAAAAACCTGATACGTGTTGATTCCAATGTATATGTGCAGAGTGATGACCACCACCTTTTTTAGCAAACTCTTGTACCCACATCTCACTAAATAGTGTTGTGTATTGTTGCATATCAAAACCTTGATGATCTAAATACTCCCAAGACTTTTGACCAATGTAATTTCTAAAATCTAAAAAGTCATTGTCAGCTGTAAGCGGTGTTGAATGATATGATCTTCCAAAATCTCCATTTTTTTTTATGTATGCTTTTTCTCTTGCTCTTGCTTCTTTAATATATTTGTTACTTGCTTTGTTTAATGATTTAACAAATTCTGGTTTTTCCTCATTCCATATTACAGTTGGAAAATAACTATTTATAAACATTATTTAAAAGGCCTCCCTAAATGCCATACTACAAGACTATATCTTGTGCCTGATGTTACTGGTTTAACTCTATGCCACACAAATGAAGGAAAGACAATAATAGAACCTTTAGGTAATATTTCTTTTGCTTTTCTTAAATGTTTAGTTTCATCTCTCATGTGTGGATCATAGTTTCTAAAATCAAATTCTAATTCACCACCTGTGTATTCTGAACCATCTGTTAACTGACAAGTCATAGATAGTTTTCGAATTCTACCGTGTTCTGGATTGTTTGGATCTTTTCTGTTATATGGTTTATCCCAACTATCACAGTGCCAATCATAATATTGATTGTGTTTATATTTTGTAAATTGACAAGACTCACTTCTTTCCCAATCAAAATTCCAACCAGCTTGTCTGTTTGCTTCGTGAACATATGGATGTAATTCTTTATATATCCAAGTATCATTTAACCAAACTAAATCAGAGTTTCTTTTTCTTTTTAAATCTAATACTTCTTGCTTGTTTAATTTTCTATCACCATATCCACCTGTTCTAGCCATTTCTTCTTTTTGTTGATTAGCATAAGCTATTACATCATCACAAAATTTAGGTGTAAGAACACCACTAAAATACCAATAGTAATTAGATATATTCATAAGTTATTGTTTGGACAAAGTTTAATGAATCTTTTTGATTGTTAGTTAGGTAATACATATTAGTAGATGGAAACATTATAAATTTATTATTTGTAAGTTTTATATCCCAAGATCTTCCTTTACGTCTGTTATCTTCAAAGTGTATTCGAACCATACAGTCTTTGACTTTTACACCATATAGCAATGTAAAGTCTGGAGAGTTACGTAGATCTACTGGATCTATGTTTAATAATGGAATTGTATTCTCGCCGGGTTTATATATATTTCCCCACGTTTCTTTGTTAATTAAAGTAAATCCATAGTCTAAATTTATATGATCTCTCATATAAGTATTTAACATATCCCAAGTTCTTGAAAATGGAAAATCTTTGTTTTGAATTACTGATTGTAAAATATCGCCTGATAATTTATCTCGGTCAATGTCCCAATCTTTAGGCATTGCCACATCACCATAGTATAATGTTTGCTCTGTTAATACTTTCTTTTGCATACCACCACCATTTTTAATTTATGCCTTTAAATCTGTCAAGTCCCAAGACTGGCCTGATTCATTCCAAACGTAATACCACATATGAGTGCCAGCTTCATTTTGTGAAGTTTGTTCTGCAGTAAACGCTGGAGCATCACCGATTGGTGATTGCCAATTAGCAGTTGTAGTATTTTTTACCCAAGATGCATATGGTTTTTTAGGCCAGAAGATTTGATCATCTTCGTCCCAAGTATAACCTATACCTGCGTAGTTACCTCTTAAAGGTGTTCCGCCACCTGAATGTGTATTACCTGATGTATTGTATGAAGTTTGAATCCACATCTGTGCAGGCCAATTATTATGTGTTTCTAAATATTGTTGACCTACTGATTCATCTTCAACGCCATCAGCGTTAAGCATATCACTATTATTCAAAGTTAATACTTGAATAACTTTTCCGTTAGCTCCTAGTTTTGCAAAATGTGCCATAATTATTCTCCTTATATCTTATTTTTAATTATCATTCAACTACTGAAATCTATATCTTATTACTACTATACCTGATCCACCATTTCCACCAGTACGAACAGCAGGACCACAACCACCTCCACCTCCACCACCGCCAGTGTTAGCTGTTCCTGCAAATCCATCTGGTGTGGGAGTACATCTTTGTCCCCCGGCTCCACCTCCACTAGGTCCAGTTCCTGCTGGTACACTAGTTTGTGAGCCTGCGCCACCACCACCTGCTCTTGCAACTGGTGATCCTGTTATTGATGAAGTAGCACCTGCACCGCCAGGTCCTGAAGATATAAGTCCACATCCACCAGTACCTCCAACAGCAGTAGCTCCACCACCACCACCTGAACCATTACATCCTGATGCTCTACCTCTACCACCATTATTTCCTTGAGGTGGACTAACAGGAGGAGTGTTTCCACTTGGTGCAGATACAGGTTGAGTATCATTAGAATTTCCTCCACCTGATCCTCCTGGCTCACCTGTTCCTCTAGCAGCACTTACTCCTGCAGAACCACCACCGCCACCAGCTGCTGAAGTAATTGTTGAAAAAGATGAAGTTGATCCCGATAAACCTTTAGCATTACAACCACCACCACCACTACCACCAGCTCCAACTGTTATTGGAAAACTTGTTGCTGTAACTGTCACTCTATTAGGAGCACTTGGATAACCATTTAATGGAGATCCTGTGTAAGGTGAACTTGGACTTACTACTTCTCTAAATCCTCCAGCTCCACCACCTCCAGCATACATAGATCCTCCACCTCCACCGCCAGCTATTACCATATGTGAAACTACATTATCTGCCGCAGCTACAGCTGCTCTAGTTACCTCAAAAGTTCCTGGTCCTGTAAAAGTTGCTATTTTCATATTTGCACAATCAGGAGCTGTTGCTAAAGTGTTACCAGATCCTGTAACACTTGCTTCCATATATGGATTAGTGTTTGCTGATGACTGTAAACCATCATCAGTTACTAACCAACCTTGTGTTGAATCTATATAAATTAATGTAACAGATTGACCTTCTGTTATTAAAAGTGCATTGTTAGTTGAACCACCAATTTTTTCTGAACCATTAGAATCAATAGTACAAGTATTTGAATCAAAAGTTCCTGCATAATCTTTTATTGCAACTACTGCTCCTGCAGAACCTGCAGGTAAAGTTACTGTAATTGGTCCAGTTGTTGTATTTACAAAATATCCTTCGCCAGCAACTGCTGTGAAATCTCCTGTTTTAACTGTTGTGTTCCAAGACGCAGCTCCTGTTGCACCAAAACCTGATGCAGTACCAGAGTTTGTAATTGATACGCCTGCAGGAATTGTGAATGTATCTCCACTATCCCCTAATGTAGTTGTACCACACGCTGTTCTTGGACTAATTTTATTTACTTTTATTTCACTCATAATTTACCTATTGATATTTATACCTTATTACCACTATACCAGATCCTCCTGTTCCACCTGCAATAGTTTTTGGTGATTCACCTGTTCCACCACCGCCACCACCTGTGTTTGCTGTTCCATTCATTTCTGGTAAATTTGGAGAAGCTGGGTTAGCTCCTTTTCCACCACCACCACCTGCAGAAGCAACTACATCAGTAGCTGATCCATAAGGACTTCCACTTCCACCGCCACCTCTAGTTACAGAAGATCCTGTAATAGAAGTTGCTACGCCGGGTCCACCTTGTGAACCTGCTTGACCTGACCCCGGAATATTTGAACCTTCACAACCAATACCACCTCCACCAGCACTACCATAAGGGGGTCCTCCAGGACCTGACGAGTTACCACCATTAGTGCCTTGTGCTGGACTAACTGAAGGATTATTTCCTGTTCCACCCGTAGCCGGATTACCATAACCACCCGCACCACCGCCAGAACCACCTGGTCCGACTGCTTGTGGTGGTGCTCCTCCAGCACCAAATCCACCGCCGGCAGATGTTATTGTTGAAAAAGTTGAAACATTACCTATTGTTCCTGGAGCATTTCCAGGAGCTGGTACTCCAGCTCCACCAGCACCCACTGTAATTGTATAAGGACCTGCTGCAAGTGTTATTCCTGTAGTTGCTGCAACAGGAGATGCTGTATAAGGGGGAGCACTGTGTGTTGGGCTTGCAGCTGCTTTTGCTTCTCTGTAACCACCAGCTCCAGCTCCAGCACCTAAAGTTCCACCTCCACCTCCACCACTTCCTATTACTAAATAGTCAGCGATATTTGGACTAGCCGCAGTTCCAGCTCCTACTGCAGTAACAGTAAAAGTTCCTGGTCCTGTAAATGTATGAATTTTATAATCCCCACAACAAGTAATTGTTCCACCAGTTGCAGTTAAAAAGCTAGAAGCTGGTGATTCAAATTCATTTTCTTGAACAGATCTCCAACCTACGGTTGAATCTATATAAACTAAAGTTAAACCTTGACCTTCAGCACTTAATACTAAATTTCCAGTTCCACCATTAATTTTTTCTGATCCATTTGGGGTAAGTGTTAGTGCATTAGTATCAAATGTATTATTGTAATCTTGTACTGAAACTATATTTCCAGCAACACCTGCTGGTAGATTAACTGTAAATGCTCCACCACCTGTATTACAAAAATAACCTTCACCATTGGCTGCTGTGAATGTGCTTGTTTTAATTGATCCTGTTTGCCAATCAACAGTTCCTGTTCTACCGAAACCTGTTTGTGTTGCACCCGATGCAAGTGCTACTGTACCACCACAACGACCTAATGTAACTGCAGAGCCATCTACAACAATAGGATTACTTGCTCCTGATCCGATTGTAGTAGTTGTTCCACATTTTTTGATGATGTTTGAATCATCAGAAACTTTATTTATATTATCTACTTTTATTTTACTTGTCATAATTATTGAAATTTATACCTTATTATTACTATACCAGAGCCACCGTTTCCACCTTGTAATGGAGCTGGAGCATCTTCTCCACCGCCACCGCCACCACCTAGATTGTTTCCTCCACCTATATCGGCTCTTGGTCCAGCTGAATACAAAATTCCATCTCCACCTCCACCCACTCCACCACATCCGCCTGTAGTAGAAGGAGGACTTGGAGAATATTTAGTTGATCCACCTCCTCCAGCATATGCTACTGGACTTGCAGTAATTGATGTTGTTGCTCCTGCACCACCATCGGCTGCATTTGTAGGAACTGAACTACCTTCACCTGCGGCAGTAGCACCTCCACCACCACCTGCTAAAAAATCAACGCCAGATGAATCTGGTCCTGATGCACCTCCTGGAAAACCTTGTGCTGGAGTTGTGGCAGGATCATTTCCATTTCCTCCTGCATCCGGTCCAGATTTATTACCTGAACCACCTCCAGAACCTCCTGGTGTGCCTAATTTAACTGAAGGCGCAGGATTTCTTCCTCCTCCACCGCCACCACCTGCAGATGTAATTGTTGAAAAAGTTGAAACACTACCAGAATTTCCTAATGCTGGACTACCTGAAGAAGCTCCGCCTGCACCTACTACAATTGGAAAAGCTGTTGCTGTTACTGTAACTCTGTTTGCTGGAGTGCCATACCCATCTAAAGGACTGGCTGTGTAAGGTGTAAGAGGACTTTTTACTTCTCTAAAACCACCAGCGCCACCACCTCCTGCTTGAACTCCTTCACTTCCACCTGCGCCACCTCCAGCAACAACTAAATATGAAACTAAATTTTTTGCTGCACAATTACTTACACTACAAACTGTAAATGTACCTGGTCCTGAGAAAGTATGAATTTTACAATTTCCAGAAGTTGTTATTGTTCCTCCTGTAGCAACCACAAATGTTTCTCCTACAAAACCTGTTCCTTCTTCAACTGGTATCCAACCTTTTGTTGCATCAGCATAAACTAAAGTTAAACTTTCATTGTCTGCGTTTCTAACACTATCGCCAGATGCACCATTCATATTAGAACCGCCTCTACCAATAGTTAAATTTTCTGCTGCAAAAGAACTTCCATAATCTTTAATAGCTACGATATCACCAACTGAAGGTGAGCTTGGTAAATTAACTGTAAATGCTCCACCAGAGGTATTACAAAAATAACCCTCTCCTGATGCAGCAGTAAATGTTGCTGTTTTAATCGATGTTTGCCAATTAACAGATCCATTTCTTCCAAAACCTGATTGACTTGCACCAGCGCCAAGAGTTACCGTATCACCAGATTCACCTAGTGTTAAAGTTGTTCCGCATTGTGGTGCAACTGTATTTACTTCTATCTTTGACATTATACTATTACTACCGTCCCAGTTATTGTAATTGTACCCGGTAAAGTAAGAGGTCCTGCAAGAACTGCATTCTCTATTGTTTGAGTTCCATCAATTGTTGCCGCTTGATTAGGTATAAATTCGTTTGGAGAAGTTTGCCCTCCAATGTATTGGATTCCATTTACTATTGCCGTCATAATTCCTCCTAAGAACTAATTGTATCTATATATGAAAGAGTTACATCTAAGCTACTAGCTGTATCTGAAACTGC